TCTCTTTGTCGTAGCCCAACACATCCTTGTGCACTTGCTTGTTTGACACGAGGTCAAAGGTAAGCTCTGAGAACTCGGCCGGGAAGCGAACCTTAGTTGCCTTGAGCACACGCGGCGCTTCTTGGTCCTCGCCATCCTTGAAAACCGTGTACACACCCTGCGCGTCACCTGTCCAGGCCGAAGCCCCGCGCGGTGACAAGTAGTCCGACTCGCCAGAGCCGAGCGCCTTGGCGGTGTGACTGACGATGATGATTGGGAACGCGCTGAAAGCCTGCTTTATGTAAGCCATCGCGCGGCCAACTTCTGCGTTGTCGTTTTCATTCTCAAGGTCAAACACTGCGTTCGCGGTGTCAAACACGACCAGCGGGAGAGCCTCGTAAGCTGTGCCGTCCGCCTTCTCGTTGCCTACCGTCCACTCCTTGTACTCCTCAGCGACCTGCGCGACTATCTTCGGGTCCATCCGCTGCGCGCTGATGACGCGAACCCTCTCGTCAAAGTCAGACACGTGCATCCCCGTGTAACCCCAAGAGTAGAGCGAGTAGATGACGCGCTGAACCTGCACGACCGACTCAGTGATGATGATAACATTGCGCCGCACTGCGGGCTTGAGAGCGTAGTCGTGCGGGCAGAGGTGCGCTGTGGCAAGGGCCATGGGCACGATGAGCGTAGTCTTACCGACACCGGGCGCACCAGCAACCACGTTCACGCCGGTGCTCATAAAGTCGTCGTAGATGTATTCAAAGACCGTGACCTGCCCCGCGCCGGACAACACTGAACGCTTGAGGCTGAGGGGATGTTCATCGCCGGAGGTTGCGGTCTCTCCGCTGGCAACGGTGGAGGCAGGCGTGTTGCCCGACCATCCGTTGTCGATAGCCATGCGGAAGATGCTGCGGTAAGTGATTGAGTGGGGCCGGTCAATGTCGCGCTCCCACTTGCGCCTCTGAGCTGCGGCGTCAAACTTGTCGCTGGTTGCGGCCCACTCAGTCCAGATCTTGTAACCGTTCTCGCCGTAAGGCTTGAGTACCATGCCCACATTGACCCACGTTGTGTAGTCGTCGGCGTCTACGTGCTTCAGTGCAGAGCGCAGGTCGTCAAAGGTTTGCGCCGTGGCGACCGGAACACCTCCTCGCTCGGTCAGTGAGTAATTCACCGGAGCTCGAGCCTTGTCAGCAATCAGAGTGGGCAGTGGAGAGGGTCGCGCCGGTGACGACTGGCTGAGCGGGGAGCGGCCCTGGGCCCAACGGTAGTCACCCGACGGTCCCAGCGTGGGCGCAACGCAGATATAACCTTGATGCTTGAGGTCCAGCCCCTTGCCGAGTGTGCCGGGGTAGGTCATCGCCGCGTCAGCCCGGAACAGTCGGTGTTCTCCTCCGCCCTGCGTGATTGCCGTGCAGTCCGAATGCAACACCCCGTGCTCAGCTTCTATTGCCGACAGAGACTCCTGTCCGCCGTTCTGCGGGTCAATGTCTAGCGCCAACAGCCCGGAGTCTGCAAGGCTGATGCCTATGCCCGCCTCTGGGTCCGTAGCCCACCAGTCGCGGATAGTCTGTTCGTTAACGCTCGCGTCCTGGTGCCCGTGCGGCACAAGGCTTGACTGCGGGTGCTTACCCGGCTTGTGGCCCTTCTCGTGATTGGGTCGTCCGCAACGGCACTGACCTTGTTCGTCGACTGACCATACCGGCAACACGTGCCAGCCGAGCCGCGCATACGCCAGCGCGTAGTCGAGGGGCTTTGGCCGTTCGTCCACGGCCCAGATGTGTTTGGGCGGTTTACTGCTCATTTGGTGTCTCCAAAGTATTCTTCAAGCACGTTCCAGTAGCGTCCGCTTTTCCGGATTCTCACGTGCGTTGGTTTCCGCGCACCCTTGACTTGCCAAGACAGGGTTTTGGCGGGGGAGGGCAGGCGAATGGCAAGACGCCGACCTTTGAAGAAAGCCGATGTCGCGTCGTTCGGATCTTGGGTGTTGATGAACGCTGAAGCGTCTATGCGGGCACCCTCACGGCTTGTGCACGCATACTGCACAAGCATGACCGGGTAAGGCTTGCCGCGCGTCTGAATGGCGACGCTGTTCACGTTGTGCACTTCTGCGATGAGTTCAGAGTTCTCGCCCACTTCTTTGCCGGTCATGGGGTCGATGGGCGTGAGGGAGCGTATACCCGGATACACCTTACGCTCTTTCTTGACGTAAGGCTTCTGCGGCACAGCTTCAACCTCAACCAGACCTTTCTCCCGGTAGAACTTCTCGTACATGTCTACGCCACCCAACCGGATGAGGTTGCCGACGTAGTCAAGAACCAAGCAGTTCTTTTTGGACTCATGCAGCCGGGTGCCGCGACCTTGAATCTGAACCCAGAGAGATGATGACAGCGTCGGGCGCAAGCAAACGATGCAGTCAAGAGGTGGGAAGTCAAAGCCCGTGGTTATCATGTCAACCGAGCACAGCACACGGGTTTCACCGCTGAAGAACCTGCCGAACACCTCGTCGCGCTCTTTCTGGCTCAGACCGCCGTGCATCACGTCGGTGGTCCAGTCGGTTTGTTCAGAGATGATGCGCGCGGTTCTCTGGGCAGCTGCGACGGTCGGGCAGTAAACGGCGATGTGGTTACGCTTCTGGGTGAGGTCCATAACCGACCGCGCGACCGCCTCAAGCCAGAGTTCGGTTTGCAGCTCGTCAGCCTCGGACTGGACGAAGTCACCTTGAACCGAGACGTCTTCAACGTCCAGCTGGATCTCGGTTTCAACGCCCACCAGCGGGCAGAGCCATCCGTCGCTCACCGCGCGCGGAACTGTGTAGTTGTATGCGAGGCGATCAAACCAGAACTGTTCGCCTTTGCCGTAGATGATCCCGTTGTCCATCCGCCACGGGGTTGCGGTCATGGCTACCCGCAGAGCGTTGGGGTAACGGCGGAGGATGGTTTCGTAGAGCGTCGGCTCACCCTCATTATGCGGAACGCGATGCGCTTCGTCAATGATGACGAGGTGCGGGTCTGGCATTTCAGAGAGCATACCCATCATGCTCTGGATGGTGGCGAAAACCGGGCCACTCTGAGCGTCTTTTCGGTTGAGACCAGCGCACACGATTCCAGGCTCACACCCCGTGTAGCATGTGTAAGTCGCCGCGTTTTGTTTGACGAGTTGTTGCACATGCGTCAGGCACCAAGCGTTGCGATTCTGTTCTGCGTAGCGCCGAGCCAGCTCTGCGATGATGAGCGATTTGCCGGTTCCCGTAGCGAGCTGGAGTACGGGATTAGCCCCCGCACCCAATGATTTTAGGGCGGCTGACACGGCTTCTTGCTGGTATGGGCGCAGTTGCATGTGTTCTCCAGTTATACGTTATCCGCCAATTATGCGCGCAATTTTCAGAAAAGGCAAGTCAAAACTTTTTTGGCGCGGGGTAAAAATAACGCTTGCCTTCAAACGTGGAATGAGGTTATAGTCTTTCCATAGCCCAAGAGGCTGGATAACTTGATAACTGGAGACACACAAATGACCGCTGAGCAGAAGCTTAAAATCATCGCCGACTACATGCGCAGCATTGAAGGTTTGAACATCAGCGCCGAGTTGATCAAAGCCTCGGTGGAAGCCATCTTGGCAATGCCTTTGATCGAAAACTGATAACCCTTATAACTGGAGACGACAATGATCACCATCAACTTCATTCGCAATGTCACCACCGAGGCGCTGCTCAGCGACCCCGCACGGGGCGGTAGCTGCCGCGAGAGCGTTTACTTTGCAGCATATGCCCGTCGCTTGAACCGTGAAGCTCGCGATAAAGGCGAGTACGGCTACGCCTCTCAGGCACTGATCGCGTTGTCGTCTCGCATGGTCGACGTATTGCAATCCTAACGGCCAACCTCATAACTGGAGAAGGAGACTCCCATGGCTTACCGTTTCCCCAAAGCTGGCACCTCGACTGCCGAACTCGTCACGCCGCAGACCCTGATCCTGCTGGCTAACCCCAGCCGGGTCCCGACCCTGAGCGAAGCTCGCACCAACGCGCGCAACTTCCTCCGCACCACCAACTCCGGCGCGGTCGGCCTGTACTCGACCTGCATGCTCGCAGACGACGACATCGCGATCGTCTACTTTGGCATCCGCCGTGCCCAGCGCATTGTCTGGAACTTCGGGAAGGCGTAAGCCCTCCCGCAAAATCTTTTTGACCTTGAGGCAAAATACCGCTTGCCTTCCGCCGTGGAATGAGGTTATACTCTTTCCATGGCCAACACCGGCCCGATAACTCAATAACTGGAGACACACATGAACCTCATCGACACCCTGACCGCTCGCATTGAAGAATACCGCGCCACCAACAAGAACCCGTGCAAGAGCTACGCCACCAAGGATGCTGCTGAGAAGGCGACCGCCAAAATGGCTCAGATTGCCGCAACCTACTTTGACCGCCACAACCGCGAAGATGCTCGTCCTGCTCGCTACGTCGTTTTCTTCAATGAGGCTTGGGGTCGCTGGGTCGGCGCGATCGACCTGACCGAACTGCTCAACCGCGAAAACAGCACCGGCGGTTACCTCGGCGTCTGCACCGGCTTCTACACATACTGATGACCTTAGAACAAGAACTCAACCGGCTGGGCGTCATCGCCCGGCCAACCCCGCCCAAACAACCACAAGCCTCGGCCTATGCGCCGCCTCAGTGGAAACCCAGCTACCCCGGCGAAGAGCCGCCGTTTTAACAGGAGAACAACATGCGTATTCGTGACATCCTCGCCGACCTGATCGGCATCATCTGCATCTTCGGCCTGCTCTACGCGGGCTTCATGTTTGGCCTCGGGATGGGGTGGTGAGATGGCAATCAAACTCGGAGCCAACGACACACACACATCGTGCTGACCGCGCTATGGGATTACCGCGAGACGCTGACCAACGGCCTCGCGCCCAACCCGCCGCATATACAGGCCAGAATTGCCAGCGTTGACCGCCTGATCGCGTCGTACAAGAAATCTTTCTTCGCGCTGGATCGGTTGGGGGTGAAGTGATGACCATCGATGAAACGTGGAAAATACCCCCTTTACTTTCTTGAAAGACCGCCCTATACTCCACCTCAATAACTCGATAACTGGAGAACTCCGATGACTGCATCCACAACCATCAACGACATCTTCGGCGACCTGCCCGATGACGAGCCGCCGGTGCGCTTCAAACTGTCGCGCACTGCTGACGGCGCTACCACCATGCGTCGCGTGTACCGTGAGACCTGCTCCAAGTGTGGCGGGGACGGCATGTGGCACGGGCACGGTGACTGCACCGGCGACGGACGCTGCACCATGTGTGATGGCGTTGGCTACAAGGTGTTCAAGACCTCTCCCGAATCCCGCGCAAAGTCTCGCGACGCTGCCGCTGCAAAGCGCAACGCCAAAGAAGCCGAGATCCGCACTGCTTACGAGGCTTGGCTCGCTGCCAATCCGGTAGAAGCCGAGTGGCTGCGTGAAGCCGCTGGTCGTGGTCTTGAGTTCGCCGCGTCTCTCCTTGAGAGCCTGCGCACCTACGGCAGCTTTACCGAGCGTCAGGAAGTCGCTGTGCGCAATGCTACCGAGCGGTCTCAGGCTCGCAAGGCTGAATGGGCTGCTGAAAAGGCTGCGCGTGAGTCCGCAGCTCCTGCCGTAGATGCCGCTCGTCTTGAGCAGTCTTTCCTCAAGGCCAAGGCCAACGGTCTGAAGTGGCCGCGCATCACCCTGGGTGACATGGTTATCAAGCCCGCCGGTGACACCAGCAAGAACCCTGGCGCACTCTACGTCACCGAGTCCGGCCAGTACCTGGGTAAGGTCATGGGTGGTCGGTTCTTCAAGGTCCGCGAATGTGACTCCGCGCAGGAAGGCATTGTGGTCAACCTCATCAACGACCCCGTGGGTGCGGCTGAGGCTTACGGCCACTTGACCGGCCACTGCTGCATCTGCAATCGCGAACTGACCAACTCCGAGTCTGTGGCTCGCGGCATCGGACCCATCTGCGCCGACAAGTTCGGCTGGTAACAGGAGAACCAAAAATGAAATACCGCATTCGTGACATCCTCGCTGACCTGATCGCCTGCGTCGCAATCTTCGCCATCGGCTACGGGTTGTTCTTCATCGGCCACGGTCTCGGCTGGTGACCTCAGAAACTTATCGCTTGGAGAATACCAATGAAGAGGCTAAACTTCTCAGCCATGACGACCCCGCAGTTGGTGTCGTTCTACAATGAACACAGCCTTAAGCCGGTAACTCGGTTTAGCGACCGCAAGACTGCCGAACGGAGGTGCGCGGAGTTGTTTTGCAGTATGAAGCCCGCAGACGTTCTTAGTCGTCCCAACATGCAGACCTCGCTCAAACTCGACCGCACCATCACCTGCGTCGAGACCGGCGAGACCTGGAAGAACGCCCACCAGATGTGGGTTGCCCATCCCGACTGGATGAACAGCGGCCAACAAGACCGCATGACCTCTCAACTGTATGCTGCGGCCAAGGCTTGTGTGCAGCGCCGGGTCGCTGTCAATGGTCGCACATTCATGCTCATCAACGTGCCGGAGAAAACCCAATGACCATGGGCGAACCCATAAATGAAGACCCGGAACTGCTTGAGGTGATCTGGTTCACCAACAGCCGAGGTTCGGTAGGTGTTGCGGCTGTCAAGACCGCATATAGCGGTGTCAAATTCTACATAAGCCCGGTCGACGGCTTTAATGCAGCCGTGGACTCTAACCTCATCATGAACCTAGGCGCTCGGTTTCCAGACGCTGCGGGGCATACTCTTTTCAACGGAAGGTACGCATGACCAACACCATATTCCCCGTCCACTCGCTCGACCGCAACGTCATTGAGTGGGAGAACTACCTGGGCGCAATGACGCCATGGGAGAACCGTAGCGGCCTCTGGTTCAAACGCGATGACTACTTCGCCCCGCTCGGCTACGGCGGTCCCAATGGTTCAAAGATGCGCCAGCTTATCTGGTACGTGAACAAGTTCCGCACCGGCAAGACACACATTGTCACCGGCGCGAGCATCCAGTCTCCGCAGCTGAGCATGAGCGCAATCGTCGGGCAACACTACGGCCTGCTTGCGCGGCAAATCGTCTACAGCAAACCTGACACCGTCCTGCGCCATGAGAACCCGCGCATCGCCTACGGGTTCGGTGCTGAGTTTGAATATGCCAGCGGCCCCTACAACCCGATCATACAGCGCCGGGTGGCGGACCTGACCCAAGACAAGTCGCTTGTGGTTGAGTACGGCATCACTGTTCCGCATGACAGGTACGACCCCGAAGCTGTGCGCAAATTTCACGAGGTCGGCGCGAACCAGCTGAGCAACATACCCCGCGAAGTGCGTCGGCTCATCATGCCTGCAGGTTCATGCAACTCCCTGACCAGCGTCATGCTCGGCCTGCTGCGCGACCCGAAGAACGTAGAGGAGCTGTTCACTGTCGGCATCGGGCCTGACAAATTGCCCTGGGTGCGTGCTCGCCTGCAGTACATCGGCCTGGACGTAGACCACCTACCGTTCAAATGGCGGCACTACAGCCTGCACGACACCGGGTTCAGCAAGTACTCCGACCACTTCAAAGGCGAGCAGTATGACGGCATCAACTTTCACCCGACTTACGAGGCGAAGATGTGGCGCTGGCTCACCCAGAACGATCAGCTCGACTACGACGACAGCACTGCGTTCTGGGTTGTGGGCTCAGCGCCCAACCCCAAGGTGATTGAACCGTTCTATACGAGGAGAGCAGCATGACGCCTACCAAGACCTGCCCCGAGTGCGGCGGAACCGGAACTCAGACTTACGAGAGGGTTATCCGCGCCTCTTTCTCTAACCCGCAAGGTTACATCGAGGAGTATGAAGACGACTGCGATAACTGCGGCG